CATAGCAAGCGCTAAGAAAATAGCATTTGGAAGTGTACCTACAGAAACACTAGAAGAATACTATCAAGCGTGGCAGTGGCTCTACGACAACGACATTGAGCTAAGAGTAGATGATATTGATTACTTAGACAAATTGATATGTGATGGATGCGTGAATCCAAAAGAAGGATACTTTGAACAAGAGATCGTATAATAGATATGTAACTGAAGGTATAACGTGAGATCTGCGAACCTTAGAAATAAACCAGTTGATCGTCGATATCTAAGTGATCAAGATAAATCTGACTATAACAATAGTGGTGAGTATGGCAGACGCGCCACAGCTTTGAGTCGTGCTCGTGGTCGTAGGGGACAGATGGCTTACGAACAGAACAGACCGAAGAGCAGTCAGACACGTACACCAGGCACTGGTGGAATTAACAAAGGTATTAACGTTCAACAGAAACGCTTAGGTAAATATGGAGAAGGCAAGCAATCAGAATTTAAGATGAAAGCACCATCAAACAAAGGTGATATCTATGGTGCTAAGGATTAACTAAGCATCTCAGCAGTAGTAGGTACATTCTGATAATTTTTAAGCTTCATCGCCCTGCTCATCCCTTGCTTAGCAACATCCATTGCTCCTTGAACATCACCAGCATTACGTAGCTCGTTAACAATATCATTTAAGATGACAGCTTCTTCTTGAAGACCGGCTGCATTCATAGCACTAGCTGCGTTATAGCCAAGTGCTTGTGCTTGCTCAGATGTATCAGCAAACTTACTAACAATACCAAAGTCAACTTGAATAGGACGATTAGTCATGTTATTAATCATGACGTTGTTAGTATGACGATCTTGTAGATCTACGCCACGAAGGTTTGCCATAGCATGTTGTTGATTCCTTTGAATGTTAATTCTATTCACTTCATCTTGTGTTAAATCACCAGCGTCTAAACGATCTTGGAAAGTCGTAAAGTTTTTAGAAAGATCTTGCATCTCAGTGATAGAAGATCCATCAGGAAGCATTTCAACTGAACTAACTTCAGGTGCAATATTTAAACCACGTACATTAGCAAGGTTATCTGCTTCTTGAATAGCATCGTTAGGTGTGATGCGACCATCATTCCAAACGTTACTTGCATTCCCTTGTAGCTTCATAACGTTTCCATTATCGCCAGGAACTACTGCACCAAAAGCACCTTCACCAATAACACCACGTTCTTGTTTAATGCTGTCAAATTTTTTCTGAGTATTTTTAGCCCTATTAGAGAATTCTTGCTCGTCAACTTTGGGTAAACCCATAGAAGACAAACGATTATTTAAAAATTCATTTGCTTTGCTTACTCGTTTTTGCTCACGTACACTACCTAATGATGCTTCGACAATACTCGCTTCGTTACCATCTTCTCTCATGCGTACAATTGCATTAGCTAAACCAAGATCTAAATCAGATAAATCACTTGCATTAACATCTCCATCTTCAACAGCTTTCATTACCATTTGACCACGGCGAAGTTGATCTGTATCAATCATTCTTGCGAGGTTTACTTCTGTATCCCGGTTCATTTCACCGAGTTGTTCTGTATTGAGATTAGGAAATTGACTCTGTGGAAACTTGGCATTAGCAGCACGCCTTGCCATAAAGTCTGCCTGTTTCACCTGCTGTTCTTTACCAAACCCTCTCATTAAATTGAGGTCACTAGTATCTAAATCTTGTACATTAATTTCACCTCCTTGAACTAAATCATTAATAGCACCAGCTCTATTAGCTTTCTCAGTATCTTGCAGAGCGATACGATTCATCCATGTATCTGCTTGAAGATCCCTTTGAAACTGAGAGTTATCTCCCCATTGATCAAATGCTTGATTAACTAAATTAGTATTGACATCTTGATGCCCCATTCCTTGTAGCTTCTCAGCAACAAAATCTTGTGCGCGGCGACCAAGGTTCGCCCTTACGTTACTATTAAAAGCCAAAGTAATCTCTACTAATTATTATCTATCTCTTCAATTATATAAACTAAGAAACAATTAAAAGAAAAAAAGACCCTGCGAAAGCAGGGTTAAGGGAGTTGTAAAGCGGTTAGATTGCCGGTTGCATATGCACCAGTATCTACATTGATCCGATGCGTAAGTACCTCGGGTTCGTAAGTAGGAGTGTGACCATGAACAACTACATAGGGCAGACCATGATCATCAGTATCTAAAAATTGATCTCTAATCCAAATAAGATCTTGTGGGTTTTGCTTGTGTAATGGGATGTTTGGTCGTACACCAGCATGAACAAAAAGATAGTTGTCTTTAATATGACAAACAGGACGATCCATAAGCCACTCAATGAATGGCTCTATGTGATCTAGTAATTCAGGATTACCACCATTGTCTAACCAACACTGAGCCGTAGGGTTATCAAGCCCTTCTAAGCAAGCATGCAGAAGCATCTGCTCGTGGTTACCGGTGAGTACAACAACATCATGTAAGCCAAATGCAGAGGGATTTTCCTCCATAAATTTGACTAGTTGTAGTACACGTAGGTCACCATTAGGTTCAGGCGATCGATCAATAAGGTCACCTAAAAAAACAACCTCCGATTGTGAACCAATCAGAGGCTGAACTTTTTGTTGAAGTAGAGTTATACAACCATGAACATCGCCAATGGCGATAGTTTTCATAGTTATTTATCAGAAGCGGTAGGTTGCACCAACCTTGGTACCCAATGTAAGGGTATCCACGTCAAATTCTTGGTCTTCCGTGAGGAATGCGACTTCTCCGTAGAGTTCGAATGATTCTGAGACATCGGCAGTAACACCAAACTTACCAGACACTTCGGTCTCCAAGTCTTCATCTTCAATAGAGATGAAAGCAGGACCTGCCTGTACATAAAGGGTAACACTTTCGCTAGCTTCAAATTCATAACCAGCGTGAACTTCAGTAACAGCGGCGGTGAAGTCGTTACCGACCCAACCTGCATTGTTTTCAACGTTGGCATAAGGACCAGCGAAAGCAGGGGCAGACAATGCAGACAGAGCTGCAACAGCAATAATAGATTTCATAATAGATGTAATACGTATGTATAGCGATTTATACTTATCGCTAAGGTTATTATATGTTATAAAGAATCAAAAAAAGACCCTCAAACTAAGTGAGGGGACACAAACTTAATTGGGATATAGTCTGTCATAATTTAATATCCACCATATTGATATACCCATAAGTAGGACATCAATAGCGACTAAAACTATAACAGACCAAACTACTTCAGTCATTACTTCGTATAAGTACGTCCGCGATAAATAAATGTGCCATGTACTTCTGCAGCTTCTTTACGCTCAGAAATGGTTGGTACACCACGATAAGCAGTCTCAGAGAGACGATGCGTACGCAGTTCTTTAGATGCACGAACGAATTCACGACGTGCTTTTTCGATAGCTTTGGCTTGAATTTGGGTCATTGGAAACTCCATAATGATGTGTAAGTTTCCCGTTCCTTCCCACCAATCGTGTGGTACTTGCGTCCCCTATATAAGGGGATGAACGTATATATAGTCTAACTAATTTAATGTGTAGCTGCCCAGTTATCTCCATGGTCAGCACATGCACCAATAGGTACACGCAGGTTGTAGTACTTACCAGCTTCTGGTGCTGCTGCTTCTAACAGCATCTTCATGCGGTCAACTTCAGCAGGCACAACAGACATCTGCACTTCATCGTGCACGTATGCACAGCGTGTGTAGTCACGGTCATATGTAAGACCTGCTTCGTCAAGCATCTGCTGACCAATCACCACCCATCTTTTGGAGATGATTGCTCCGGCAGACTGAAGTAAGAAGTTGGGACTACTGTGCTCAGCACGACAGAATATAGGACGCCCATCAAGGCCCCTAAGGCGACCAGTTGACCGAACTTTAAGTTTAACTGCATCTACTAATGGCTCCAATCCAGGGATAGCGTCAAGGAATTTGCGGCGTAACTCACCGCCAAGTGTTTTCTTTTGTGCGTCTGACAGCTCAGGCTGCAGACTATGGCCAAGCTTCACGTCACCTGCACCATATATGAACGCATACGTGAGGGTCTTGACTTGTGTACGTGTACATCCCACACGGTCAGCGTTCTGTTGATGGATGTCGCCGTTGACAACAACTTCAGCAAAAGAGCCTTGGTCAAAGGCAGCTAAGTAGTGCCCAAGCAGTCTTAATTCTAGTCCTTCTAAGTCAGCACCAACCATGATGTGACCAGGGTGTGGAACAAATAGTTCACGTGCCCAAGGTGCAGAGACGACTTGGCCCAAGTTAGGACCTCGATGAGCATTTCTAGATGTTTGTGTTGCCAGTGTGCAGCTGTGGTGGATACAGCCATCCCCCTCAATAGAGTTGAACCAAGAGTTGGTTCCCTCGGACAGCTGACCTAGCCACTTCTGCAATGTCAACAGACGGATAAACATCTCACACTCATCGTGGAGTTTTTGCTTATCTTGTGAGAGAGCTAGATCGCGAATCTCTGAGATAGTTGCTTCATCAACCTTAGGCTTGCCAGTCTCTGTAACCTTGGTAAAACGAGCACCACGGAAGTTCTGCAAAGCCCAGGCAATGTGTTGACGTGACGTTGGATTAAAGTCAGTCAGGCGGGTCATAGGAGCCCCTGCAACGTACCCTTTCTTCTTGTCTGCACGCTTAGGAGTGAAGACTTTGCCAGGCACATAGAGATACGTAGACGTGATCTTATTAGTGAGTTGATCAAACTCATCCTGCAATTGTGCACGAACACGTACCGCTGCTTCTGTATCGAAGCGAAATCCTGATGCCTCTTGCTGAGACATCAGTTCTGCCATACGCATTTCGAGAATAACGTAATCAGGAATCTGCATAATCTTTCATCCTTCTGAGTAGTAGTTCGTATAGTTTTACTGTGACTTGTGTATCTTGAATACAATAGTCAAGCATCTCTGGGGTGTAAACATCCCAAGCTTGTGGTCCTTTGCCGTAGTCACCTTTAAAACACTTTAATCTGTATCCCCAAGCTTCGAGACTATGCCTGCCATATAGACGTTGTGGCATACCTACGGGTCGTCTTTCATAATCTCGGTCAGAGATATTGGGATAGTAAAGACGGGATAACACAAGAGTGTCTAGGACATTACCTCTGGGATTAAAGTCAGGAAACTGCTCTTTAAGCAGAGGAATGTCATAGCCAGCAATGTTGTGACCGATTAAAACATCAGCACGTTCAAGGGCTTTAACACCTTGAATGACAGCACGCTCAGGCTTGTGATCAAAGACTTCTGCTTCATCAGCATTAGTCATGTTACGCATAACAATGCAGTGAATCGTAGAGCCTTTACGCAGCAGCCCTGTACTCTCTATGTCAAATAATAGTTCAGTTTTCATCGTGAATTTGTGTGGAATCTTTTGTGTCGTACTCGTCAGTCACGAGTGAATCAGTATCGGGATATAAGTCTTTATCAATTTTCTTATTAGCATATTTGTTTACAGCGAAACGTGGGTCATCATCTTCAAAGAAAGGTTCAATAGCAATGTTTAATTCTCTAGCAAGACGTGCTGCTCTACGGAACTCATCTTTGTAGTATGGCTCCCACTCGTGAGCCACAATAACAATCTTTCTGATGCCCATAATGTGAGCTTGAAAGATTGACGATGAGAAAGGATAGCGAGTGGTATAGATAACTGCACCAGTCATAGGTGTGCCTCTACTGCATGCAGCAGCAATGGCATAACAGACGCAGTCAATCTCTACCTTGCTATCAGTAAGGAGTGAACGGCCATCTCCAAGTATCTCTCTTCCACGTACAACAACGCAACCACCAGGGCTACGAGGATGTGTGGAACCAAGCTGAATTGTTTTAGCAACTTCAATGAAATACTTGTCTTTATTTTTGATGTAAGTGGGGTCACCTTTGGGACTTGTCATATCACAATTTAAACCTTTTACTCTTATATTAGGTAGTGAAACACATAGATGCGACTACATATGGATTACGAAGATTTTCTCAAGAACAATGATAAGTTTGAATCATGGTGTGGAAAGATTGACTACGATACATCTGATTTTATTCAAGCAGCTCAGACAGTTCCATTTCATTTAAACAATGATGTAATTGACTTCAGTGCTTATGGAAAATCAGACAAAGTTAATAGCCCTGCTCACTACACACGTGGCAAGCAAGAAGCAATAGACATCATTGAAGAAGCTATCCAAGATGCACCAGATGTGAGCTCTGGAATGCTACAAGCACAAGTGCTTAAGTATCTTCTACGTTTGTGGTTAAAAGATAATCCTAAGCAAGATGCAGAAAAAGCACGTTGGTACTTGAATCGATTGATTGACAAACTGGATTCATGAAGTGGAAAGCCACCGAAAGGTGGCACTAACATCTGCGAAATAAAATTGAATTATCGTAATGCACCAGTGATTCACAATCATTAAGGTGCATTTTTAATACGTCATAAACAAACTTATTATCAAGCTTAGTGTGCTTAAAGTAAACAGAGATGCCTTCAGTAAGATCTATTTTATCTGGATGATACCAAGCAACTGGTTTAAGAAACTCCCATGGATCTAAGTGTTGAGACACCCAGGTATTGAGTTCTTCTAAACGCTGAGCAGTCTTAATAATATGCTGCTCGTGTGCTTGTGTGTAAGGCAAAGCAACAAGTTCATTATCACAAAGAAGTGCATGCTTCCACATCAGTGTGCCATCTTTATGAATTAGTCGGCAAGGATGAACACGATTACCAGAAGGTAAGGTATAGAAGTAGGAAGGAGTAATATGTCTAGTCATCATACTTCACCTCGGTGTTCTTCATAATGTTCTAGATCCTTAGCCCAGTTATCACCTGAGTATTCATTGTAAATAATTCTGCCGATGTCACGGAAGCTATTGTAAAACAAGGTGACTTTATCGATGTCACTGATGGTGTTATCAAGAGGGGGTCCATAGATAAGCACGTTCCAAGTGCTTGGGCAGACTGACTCGAAGCCACTTTTTGTAGCGCGAAGTTGTTTAATTCTCCTGAAAGGAATGCAAACAGGATAGTCCCAAATAACAGGAGTGGCACGAATAATTTCACTGGCACTAGTAAAGAAAACAAAACTATCAATATAGTTATTGCGATACTCATTGATGGTTTTGTTTAACCAGATACGAGTATTGCGAACTGCACCTTTAGGTGAGACCCATACGTTGCCATGCCAATGTTCATTAAGCGCATTGGTTTCGAGAGCAGGTACAGACGTAGCATCAACAAGGATTTGTTGAATAGGATCTGAAGTAGGGTCATAGTCAATACGACCCATGACTTGTCGAGCACGTTCAATGAGTTGAGGTGTGGGATAAAGCGGAAGCTTTAAACCTTTCTCAGATAACTTATCCTGTAAATTCTGCTGCGATCGCGCTGAAGCTCTCTTGGCTCCCTCCTGCTTCGACAGCAAATGTTCTTGTTCCAGCATCACTAATCAAGGTAATTAATACGTTTGTTGACCAGTCATTAGTGTCGATCTCTTCCATCAGTCCACGCAAGAACTCAAGGATGTCAGCATCCTCTTCTTGCTCAGCAGTATAGATATCAGCTTCAATAGAACTCCCAGACATAAATGTCGTGGAGTCGTTCATGAGATTGATAACCAACGAACCAGCACCCTGTGCTTCTACGCCTTTGATTGCAATGTTGATGAGGTCAGTCAAAATAAGTTCAGCAGTAGCTGCTAGGAACTTTTGCTCTTGACTCTTTTCATCACCAAACTTATCTGATTGGAGAAGACTTTCTAATAGGTCAGTTCGTCTAGACATAATTCAATGACTCTTGTATAAGGTTAAGTAATTTAATAATCATTCGTGGGGTTATCTTCATCAGTTTCGTTATCTTCTGGCTGATTAAATAAACCTGGTTGATTAGGCTTGACCTGGGTAGGATGTTTACCGTTTAAAAGATCAACCATTACAGCTTGAAAGCGCTCGTCAAATGTGGTGTCAGGATTAAGAATAAGATCTTCACGACCATCAAGACCTTCTGCTTTGTCAAGCATCTCTTGTTCCTTCATTGCTTGCTCCATGACATACTCAGCAATTTGTTGCTTGAGTGTGTGCATCTCACAAGCAAGTTCAAAGCTTTCAAGATAGCTGTCGTGATCTACAAAGACGCCTACGTTTTGTGGAATGAGGTGAAAAGGATTGCAGCAATATTTATTGCCACAAGTAGTTTTGACTCCTGTAAAACCTAGGTCACCCCAAGTGAACCACATAGCAACGCGCTGTGGATGATGCTGAGTCGAGCTACTAATACCATGACGTCTCCATGCAAATTGTGGTTGCTTAGTACGTTTGTTGACGCACCCTTGCCATAGCCAACACTCATCTG